GCAATATCATCATCGGCGGCGCGGGGGGCGATACGATCACCGGCGGCGGCGGCGACAACATCCTCATCGGCGGCACGACGGCCTACGACACCAACCGCGCGGCCCTGGACGCCATCTTCGCCGAGTGGACCGATCCGACCCTGACCATCGGCCGGCGCACTCAAGCCCTCAAGAAAGGGATCGTGGTCGGCGGTCAAACCTACGCGCTCAACAAGAGTACTGTGTTTGCCGACAACGCGCCGGACAGCCTGATCGGCGGACCGGGCATCAATTGGTTCTTCGTCGATGCCGACGACACGATCAACAACGGGGCTGGCCCTGGCCCCAATGATACGATCACCCATGTGTAAGAAGGTATTTCACCCCAAGTGAAAGCCGCAGCGCCAGCAAGGAGTTGCTGCAACCTTGCCGGCGCTGCGGGTTGGTAGGCTCGTTGTGCCGCGGCTGTGCCAGCTGTGGTACACACGAAAATATAAGCGGCCGGTGAGGTCCCACCGCCAGGCAGATCCCTCCCCGGCCCGGCACCGCCCCGGCGCTCGGGCTGCGCCGGGGCGGTGCCGGGCCCTGACCGCGGAGGAGTCGTAGCTTCGCCGGCCCCCCCGCTGGACTCCCTGGATGTCGCCCCTTCGGGCTACGATTCGGTCTCGCTCGCCCAGCTCCCTGCTGCCGAGCCAGCCCCTCGGGCGGCAGCCTTTGCCGGAGGCCATCGCCCAGGCCCTGCCGAGCCGGGAAAAGGGGCGGGGCGCAGGAGGGCAGGCAAAGCCACGCCCGACCTTGTGCTCGGAGATGCCCGTGGGTCCCTGGTTGGCATCGATGGTTACGTCGCGCTGCCCCCGCGGACGTAGGTGATTGGCGCCGGGGCGCAGTTGGTGCGTGCCTCCTCGAGGCGCTGGGTGGCGGTAACGTGGCAGCGGCACCGGGAGGGGCCGCCGCCTCGCGGGTTGCTTTGCCGGAACGACACCCGGCAGCGCACGGAACCCTTGTGGCTTCCACGCCTTACACTCGTCCACACACTTCTCTCGTCTGGGGGCATGAATAATCCGGGCTAGGGACCGTGCACGCGGTGGGGCACCCTCCCATGGCAGAGACTGTCGAACGAAAAGCGTACCAACACCTCCACCCGGAAGTACGCTAGTGGGTGAGCGGGAACCCGGCCGCTCGGGTCTTTGGGATCACGCGCCGCGTCGTGGACCTCAACGGAACTCTGGTGGGCGTCCTTCTCCCCGACCCACGCCGCCAGCGCCATGGCCAGCACCAGGTCGTCGTGGTCGCGCTCGAGCCACGCCTCGAACGTCTCGTTGGCGCTGACCGTGACCTTGACCTTGAAGTTGACGAGTTCCTTGACCAGCAGTTCGCGCTCACATAGGGGCGCCACCTTGAAACGCCGGCCCTGGAGCAGCACCTGGAGGGTGCTGACGAGTTCCTTCTTGGGGGCGTGGTGGGTGTCGTCCTCCTCGGTGATCTGGTGCCCGGCGGTGATGAGCACCGGGCGGATCCAGGCACGCGGCCCGGCCTTGCGGAGCACGTCCAGCACTGCCCGGCCGACGCCCGTGATGTCCACGGCCAGCTTCGGGTTGACCAGCGGCTCTGTCGCCACTAGTTCGACCACGTCGTCCACGATCCGGTCGTAGGGAGTCTTCAGCTGCCAGCGCCGGATGAGCCGGCAGGCGTAGTGGCTGACTGGTGCGCTCGGGTCGGCCTCGTCAGGCCGCAGGGTGCGCTCGAGGACGACGGCGGCGGTGTAGTCGCTCGACTGGCCGAGGTCGAGCCCGACGATGTACTGCGGTTTCTGAAACACCCAGTTCGTACTCTTGCCCGCAAGCCTCCAAAGAGGGGGGCCAGGGTGTCGTCCCTGGCCGCCATGATGTCGTCGTAGGTGAACACGCTGTCAACCGTCTCCTCGAAGCTGCACAGGTACTCCTGCCGATACCAGCGCTCGCCCAGGGCCTTTAACTCCTCGGCGAGGAACTCCGCCGTGATGCGCGGGCACTCGGGGGCGGTGATCTTCACCCGCTCCCAGCGCTCGGCCGAGTGCCAGGTCTCAAAGAACCAGCCGCGGCGGCCGAACGGCGTCGAGAGGCAGACCAGCCGGCCCTTGCTGACCGCGAGCATCGGCCGCACCGCGAGGTACAAGGGGTCGAGGACGCGGGACGCCTCGTCCACGATCAGGGTCGTCACGCCAGAATAGCCGCGGATGGTCGCCTCGTCGCCGGGCAGGCTGATGATGCGTGAGCCGTTGGCCAGCTCCATCGTCAGCGCCGACTCCTGCACGGTGGCCACCGGCCGGCCCAGGGCGTTGTAGACCCGCTTCACCTTATCGCGGAACAGCTCGCTCGACTGCCGCTGCGTGGGCGAGAGCAACAGCACCAGGGAGCCGGGCCGGAGCAGGGCGTCACGCAGGGCCAGCGCCGCGGACGTTTGGCTCTTGCCCGCCTGGCGGCTGCAGAGGAGCAACATCCGCAGCGAGGGCGAACGCAGCAGGGTCCGCTGCCACGGGTCCGGCTCCATCCCCGCCTCCCGCAGGATCAGCGACGGGTCCGCCCGCAGCCGGTCCAGCAGCGGCGTCCGCCGCGCCGACCGCCGCGCCACCTCCGCCCGCATCCTCCGCACCTGTTGCCGCAGTGCCGCGAGCCCCATTTCGCATCTCCTCCATCTCGGCCTTCAGGTCCTCGACCGCCTGGGCCAGGTCCGCCACCTCGACGCCCCGCAAGCTGTAGTCCAGCAGGGCAACCGCCGCACCCTTCTCGGTCGGCGGGTGGCCGCACCTGAGCAGCCGCGTCAGGGTGCGAACGGCCCGTCCGCAGGACCGCTGCACCTTGCCGATGGCGTGCTCGACGATCTGCCGCCGTGCCTCCCGGTAGGCCACCTGGAACTCCGGCGACCTGACCCAGCCCTTGAGCGTCGAATACGACACGCCGGCCTTCTCGGCGGCTTTCTCGACGGTGGGCTCCTCCAGCAGCGCGGCGATGGCTGCCTCCCACTTCCGCGAACGCTTCTCGCCGTGTCCGCCCCCAACCATTTCATTGCCCCCTTCTCTGCGCCTGGCCCAGGGCCGCCCAGGATAACCGCCTGGCCCGTTTGCAGCGGCCACCGTTGTCATTCCCTTGAGCGTGCGGTTCAGCCCCATGGTCGGGGCCGCTTGCCTCCTCTTCTATCATACCCCCTCGGAGCCGCCCGCGCTCGGGGAGGTCCGTCCCCGCGTCTGGGCACCTCGTCCGGGTCGAAGCCCAGCAGCATGAAGTCGTCGGCCCCCTGTAGCCCGGCCAACTCGGTGGGGAGCAGGTCGTGGTTCCGGTCGGTTAGCCCGACGGTGTTGCTGTACGCGGTATCAATGACTTTTTGACTTTTTGCAAGCGCGCCTCGCGCGTACGCGCGTACGCGCCGGAATACAGTCGTGGGAGGGTAGGGGTGCAATAAGTCAATAAAGGGGGGGGTAGTATTATATCTCCTTTCTCTACACACTTTTACGTCTCCAACTTTTTGTCACCCTTTTTTACCTCTTGACCTTCGGCCCCCTCCTATCTGCGCGCGCAAGAAGGCTTTCTGCGCGGCGGCCGCGGTCAGGAGGCCGCGACCAGGCGGTAGAGCTTGCTGGGGCGGCCGGCCGTCCGGGCCTCGGCGTACTCGATCAGTCGCTGGTTCAGGAGGGCGGTGCGGACCTCCTCGTGCTCGCGCTCGCTCCAGGGGTGCTTGCGGCTGATCCGCCAGAAGGGCATCCAGGCGTCGCCGTGCCGGTCCTGCCAGGCGCGGAGCGTGGCCACGAGCTTCTTGCAGCGGGCGTCGAACTCGTTCTCGCTCACGTACCCGGCGGCCATGAACAGCATGCGGCGGGTCTGGTGTTCGACGAACGCGCACGCCCAGCGGGCCGCGTCCGGGTCGATCCGCGGGTTGAGCCGGTCCGCGCTGCAGGCGTGGACCAGCGCCAGCCGCCGGGCCTTCTCGTTAGCCCGCGCCCAGATCGCCATGCCGGCGGGGTCGCCCCGGTCCTCGGCTAGCGCGTACTGGTCGTCGGCCCGCCGTCGGAACGCCCCCAGCACGTCGCCGGCCTCGGGCGTGTGCCCGACCACCCGGGGCACCGGGTGCCAGGCCGCGAGGTTGCCGCACTTTTCCCCCGGGCAGCACTCGGCCCACCACCGCGCCGCCTCCAGCACCGACGCGGGCAGGTCGCGGACGACGGCGTCCTGGCCCCGGCCGCGCCTGCCCGTCTCCAGGATGAGCAGGCGGGCGAAGAAGCCGTTGGTGAGCATCTTCAGCGACAGCGCCTCGTAGAAGTGCCTGGGGATCGCCGTGCCGAAGACGCACAGGCACGGCTGGTCGATCACGCCGGCCTCCTTGCCGGCCTTGACGCGCATCGGGTAGAGGGCGCTGGCGCTCGTGTACATCTTGAGCAGGACGTTCATCACCCCCTCGTGCCGGGCGTCCTTGCCGAGATTGATTTTGGCCATCAGCCCGTCGATCTCGTCAGTCTGGAACAGCACCGACGGGTGCAGGAACAGCCGGTCCTCGATCCCCTCGCCGCTGGCGAACGTGTCGCCCAGGCCCTCGGTCAGCCCGGCCGCCAGCAGCACTTTCTGGTTGACCTTGCGCGGGTAGTCCTTGCCCGCCCCCGAGTTCGCCAGGCCCAGGACGTACAGGTTGGTCCGGTTGTCGGCCACGTCGCGGACCTTCCGGCCGGCGAGCAGGGACTGCAGCGCCAGCGCGCCGCCGAACGCCAGCGTCCGCTCCGGGTACGGCGCGGTCTGCAGCGTGTAGGCCATGACCTCGTCGATGAAGCCGGGCACCCGGAGCAGGTGCTCGGGGGTCGCGCCCGGGTCCGGGGCGTCGGGGGCCTCGTCGTCGGCCGGCCGCTCGGCGTACATCTGGTCCCAGTGGTTCTCGGCCAGGGCGACGGCGACCTGGTCCGGCTCGTAGCGGGCGACGCTGGCGGCGATCCGCTCGACCTCGCGGGCCGCGAGCGGGGGCACGCAGCGGTCCTGGTTCACCTGTACGAGTGCCGCGGCGATCTCCGGCCGGGACATCCCGACCCGGCGCATGGCGCCTGCCAGTCGCGCCAGGGTCGCGTTCCGTTGCCCCCTGGGGATCTGGTTCGCCCCGGCGTCGCCGGCCGCGACGGGGGCCGCGGTGGGCGAACCCTGGGCCAGCCGGTCGAGGTCCGCGGCGAGCCACGCGGGCGGTTCGGGGAGGCGGTCGGGCGGGCCGTCGAGTTCCAGGCCCGGTGCCCAGCGGTACGCCTTCCCCGCGACCACGGACGGCGGGGCCACGACGTAGCCGCCGTCGGCGCGGGTGTCGACCTTCGCCGCGAGCCGGCCCTGGGTGCACCGCCACCCCTTGCCCGCCGGCTGGCGGAACAGGCGGTGGCTGCCGCCGCGCGGGGTGAGCGCCATCGGCCCGGCCGCCAGCTCGAGCAGCCGCTCGGGGTCGCCGCCGGGCCAGGCGTCCGCCTCGCTGTCGATGTCGATGACGATTAGCCCCGCCGTGGCGATGCCGACGTTGGCGGTCGGGTGCCTGGCCCACCAACGCTCGACCTGCTCGGGGTCGGTCGTCGCGTCGTGGAAGCCGCGGTCCGTGAGCGGCACCTTGCCGCCCGGCGCGCACGGGAAGACCCGGTAGCCCATCCCGGCGTAGCGGAGGGCGGCGGTCAACAGCTCGCCCGGCGTCACCACGGGATCTCCTCCCCCGCGGCGACCGCGTTGTAGCCGAACGGAAAGTCGAGCGCGCCCTCGGCCAGGCCCTGGTCGTCCAGCGGCGGCGGCATGTCGCCCAGCTCGTAGCCGACGATCCGGTCGTAGTCCTCGCCCGTGACGCTGCGGACCGTGATCGCGCGCGTGGGGGCCAGACGCCCGCCGCGCGCCCAGGCGACGGCGTCCTCGGCCGTCTCCGGCACGGGCTCCGGGGAGCGCCGCTGCCACCACGCCACCGCCTTCTGCCGGGCGTACCCCCGGTGCTCGAAGCAGACCCACTCGGACTGGTAGGCGTTGTAGCCGACCCTGTACGTGACCCGCATCGTCCTGGGCGCGTCGTCGCCCGCGCCGCGCCTGGTGTGCACGCTGTAGAACACGCTCTGCACCGCGTGCTTCGTGGTGGTCACCTGCCCGGAGAGGATGCCGGCCTCGCTCGCCCTGGCCCCGTGCCGGGTCCGCTCGGGCGGCGGGAACTCGTAGCCACACGCCGGGCAGCGGGCGTAGCCGGCCGCGACGACCGTGTGGCACTGGGGACACTCCTTGGCGGGGGCCTGGCCGCCCTTGCCCCGGCCCATCTCGGTGGGCACAATCTGGTCCACCGGGCCGTGCCTCAGGATGTTGCCCCCGAAGTCCAGCACCAGGCAGTCCTGCTTGCCCGGGTGCAGCCGGAAGCCGCGGCCGACCATCTGGTAGTAGAGCCCCGGGGACAGCGTCGGCCGCAGCAGCGCCACGCAGTCCACGTTCTCGGCGTCGAAGCCGGTGGTCAGCACGTTGACGTTGCACAGGTATTTGAGGCCGCCGGCCTTGAACCGGTCCAGCGCCAGGTCGCGGCCCTCGACCGGCGTACCGCCGGTGACGAAGCCGCAGTCGATCTGGTGCCTGGCCTTCAGCTTCGAGACGATGTGCTCGCCGTGCCTGACGCCGCTGGCGAAGATCAGCACGGCGTGGCGGGTCCGGGTGTGCTCGACGATCTCGCCGCAGGCCGCCTGCACCAGCGCCTCCTGGTCCATGAGGGCCTCGACCTCGTCGGCCACGAACTCGCCGCCGCGCACATGCAACCCGCCGGTGTCCACGCGCGCCTGGCCCGCCTTGCTGACCGGCGGGCACAGGTAGCCGTCCCGGATTAACTCCCGCACCCCGACCTCGTAGCAGACGCGGTTCAGGATGCCGTCGGGGGTACAGATTGGACCCGTTTTCAGGCGGAACGGGGTGGCCGTGAAGCCGATCACGCGGAGCTGGGGGTTGACGACGCGGGCGTCGCTCAGGAACTGCCGGTACATGCCGTCCCCCTCGGCCGGGATCATGTGCGCCTCGTCCACGATCACCAGGTCAAAGGCGTCCAGCTCGCAGGCACGCCGGTACACCGACTGGATGCCCGCGACGATGACCGGGCGGCCCGTCTCCCGCCGCCGCATGCCCGCGGAATAGACGCCGAAGGGCACCTCCGGGCAGACCTTGGCGAGCTTGTCCGCGGCCTGCTCGAGCAGCTCCTTGACGTGCGCGAGGATGAGCACGCGGCCCTCCCACCGGCCGACGGCGTCCTGGCAGATCGACGCCATGACCGGGGTCTTGCCGCCCGCGGTCGGGATGACCACGCACGGGTTGTCGTCGCGCGCGCGCAGGTGGTCGTAGACGGCGGCCCTGGCCGCCTCCTGGTAGGGTCGCAAGAGCATGGGTCAGGTGTTCCGGATGCGGACGACCGTCCGGCCGCCCTCGGTGGGCTCGCGCTTCGTGAGGGCGAGCCGGACGATCTGGCTGTCGTCGGCGCAGGCCCCGCCGTGCTGCAGGGCGTCCAGCAGGGCCTTCTGCACGTTGTCAATGTCGCGGCGGCGGCGGTCGGGCGGGTAGATGTCCACCTCGACCGCCAGGGGGCCGTTCATGGGTTGGACGCGGAGGGCCGCGAGGGTCGCCACGACGCGCTCGCTGAAGCGGCGGCCCTCGCGGCTTATCAGCGTCTTTACCCCCACCCGCCGCCAGTAATGATTGATCGATGGAGGATAAGGCAGTTCCACCTCAATCATCAGCGTCTCCAGGGCGGGGTGCTGTTGGCAGGCGGCTGGCTATTCGCCGCTGGCGGCGGCGTCTCCTTCCTGGCGTAGCCGCGGACCTCATTGGTCAGCTCGCCGGTGTCCTCGCGCTTCTTGCACTTGACGTGGATCATAAGCGGCAAGTTGTGCAGCTCGACCGAGTCCGTGGGGGCCAGCACCCCGACGGCCCGACAGATGGCGGACAGTTCCGCCCGGGCGATCTCCACCGCCCTGGCATTCGGGTTCTCGAGGTTCAGCCGTGCCCACAGGTTGCGGCCCTTGTGCGGGCCCTCCATGATCTCGAAGGTCAGCTGCAGGTAATGACCGGTCCCGGCCTTGGTCGGCTTCATCTCCGACTCGGTGATGACGGCGAGGTACTTGCCGGCCGGCAAGGGCTCGAAGTTGGTGGTCGGTTCGACTTGGTTGGCGTTGAACCCGCGCAGATCAGCCATTGACATTCGCTCCTTCTGAAGAAACAGGGGTGTTGGACAGGGCCGCCACGAACGCGGCCCACGACAGGGGCAGCTCGCCGGGGAGTCCGTAGCGGTTCTTGGCAACACAGGAGGGGCTGCCGACGCAGCGCAGCACGCGCTCGCCGCCGTCCTTGCCCAGGGCGTGGGCAATCGTGCGCCTGCGGTTGAAGCCGGCGTCCTCGGTCTGGGTGCGGATCTTGCGGGTCGCGAACAGGACGGCGTCGCACCACTCGCAGACGAGGGAAGCGGCGTGCTTGTGCAGGCGGGGCGTGTAGCGGTCGTAGGGTGACGACTCGGGGTCCTCGAACTTCTCCACCTTGGCGTGGGCGATAAGGATAACGACCATGCCGCGTTCGGCGCGCAGGGCGTCGAGCTGACCGAGGACCTCGCGCCAGTAGGTGAGGGCGTGCGTGTAGCCCTTGCCGAAGCCGCCGTCGGCCTTCTCGATGCTGGTGACCCCCGAGTCCTGACAGACGCGGTCCCAGACGAGGCGCTCGAGCCAGTCGAGGGAGTCGATGACGACCGTCTCGTACTCATGCGGCTCGGCACGCAGCTCGGCCAGGGCCGCGAACACTTCGGCGTAGCTGGCGACGAGCGGGAACTTGTCGCACACGATCTCGTCCAGCCCGTCCTCGGTCTGGATGACCACCGACTTGGGTCCGCTGGCGTCCCAGGTCGATTTGCCGATGCCCTCGATACCGTAGAGGAGCACTCGCGGCGGCCTCCGTTTGCGGCCCCGCTGGACGCGGGAGAGCAGGCTCATACTTGGCCCTCCTGGGGTTGGTGGGGGCGGGCCTCGAGGCGCTCCACGCGGAAGGCGTCGTCGCCGAACTCGCGGCGGGCGTAGCCGACGAACAGGCGGTTGACGTCCCGACCGGCCGGCGTGCCCGCGTCGATGACGCAGGCCCGCCGGTCGCGGTCGAGCAGGTGGGTCGCGTCGAGCCGGACCTGGCTTTCGCCGTGCAGGCTCTCCGCGCCCCAGAGGGCCAGCAGCAGGGTCGCCTCGACCTCGTCCAGCGGGACGGGGGGCGGGAACGAATAGCGGTAGATGTCCCTGGTCATGTCGGTTCCCCCGCGAATCGGTTCAGGGCTCCCAATAGAAGGCCTTTGCCGTTCGCGGGGAAACTGACGCGGGGATCAAGCGTAAATCCGCAGGCCGCCGTCCTCGAAGTACCGTCGCAGGCGCCCGACCTGGCGCAGCAGCGTGGTGCGGGGGATCTTCAGGTCGCGGGCCGCCTGCGACACGGTCTGTACCTTGAGCCGCTCGGCCAGGTGGCGCAGTCCCTCCGGCAGCACGCGCAGCACCTCGGCCAGGTCGCTGGCCAGGTCAAACCGCTCCGCGCCCCGGCTGCCGTCGCGGTGGTCGGGCGGTTCGGCCGGCCCGCCGTCGGCGCCCTGGGCGTCGAGCGAATGGACGGCCGCGTCCCGCTTCCTGGCCCGCCGCCCGCGGAGCAGCATGGCCACTGACCGCTCGACGACGGTGGCGATGAACACGTTGACGTGGGCCTGCCCTGGGTCGAACCGGTCCAGGCTCTTCAGCAGTCGCAGGAGCAGTTCCTGCTCGATGTCCTGCACGTCCTGGGCGGTGAACCCGGCGCGGCCGACCAACAGCCGGGCTTTGCGGCGGATGATGCAACGGGCGAACGCCTGGAGAACGATCTCGTTGTCGCAAGGCATGGAGAAGCCCTTCCCGGCCGCGGGGGCACAGGCGTGGGCCACGACGACAGGCGGAGGGATGGCAGGCCGGCCGCAGAGCGGAGGCGGTGCGAAGAACGCCTGGATCGGCGTCGCCCACATCGCCTCCGCTTTGCGGCCGGCAAAATGTCAGGAAACGTGTGCTGGGAACGAGCTATCGGTGCCGGGGCTCGCGGTTAGACACTCTCCGCAAGCAGCATCCGGAACGGCAGGCCGTGCTTGATCTCGAGCACGGCGATCGTGGCGTCCCGGAGGCGGTCGAACTCCCGGAACAGTTCAATTACCTGCGTCTTTAGCGCGAAGTCGGCGGCGGCCACTTCGGCCCGCGGGCCGTTCTCGCCGCCGAACTTGTGCTCGCGGGTGATCCGGGGCGGCGGGTCCGGGACGGGTTCACCGCCACGGATCTGTAGAACTTCGATCCGCCCGAAGTTGAGCCGCCGCATCAGCTCGACCAACCACCGGCGGGGTTCGGACAGGGAACTCTTCACCGGGCAGTGACTCATCGCTATCTCCTTCCGCGCCGTCGGCGCAAAAAGACCAGGTTGGCAAACTTCACTGGGGTATAGCGCCAAACCTTGCGTTTTCTGTATCAGCTACCCACCAGGGGAGTGAACATTCCGAGGGTCAGCGAGGGCCATCTCCTGTGGGCTCCAGGTCGCCGGGTTCGTGCTGCTAGCCAGCCCTTCCGTCCTGGCGTTGCGGGGCGGCTTGTCCCAATCGACCTCGCCCGTCTTAGGGGCCACCTCGGAGACGTAGCGCCACACGACCCAGCACAACATCGTCTTCAGGGCGGCAGGGGGTCGCGTCGGGGACGCCGGGGAGGGCCTTCGGCCTGTCGGCGGCACTCATGCCCGCGCACCCTCTCCCCGCTCGGCAGGGGTGTCCGGAAAATAGTCGACGAGGCCGGTCTGCCGCGGCCGGCGGCGGGGCTTTGGAGTTGGTCCGCCAGCGCGCCGCCGCTCGAATTCGGCGAGCGCCTCGGGGGGGATGACCCAACGCGGCTTACCGCATAGCACGGTGGCGGTATTGACCGCGAACAACTCGCCGCGGCCGATCCAGCCCCGCACTTTGTCCTCGCCAACTCGGTAGCGGCGGGCCACGTCGGCAACAGTCAGGCCAGCCTGCGGGGATGGTGCCGTGTCAAGCATTGGGCACCTCCGGCAGGTAGCCTGCCTCGCGAAGAACCTTCTCGACGAGTGGCAGGTCGCCAACCGCAATCACCCGGTAGGCGCCGACGCGCGGGGCCGGCGGGAGCAGGCCGCGCTCAAACAGCCGGCGCACCATCCACGCGGCGCAGCCGAAGCGGCGGGCGACGTCGCCGATGGTCAGAGCGGTGGGGTCGGAAAGGGTCTTGATGCTTGTGTCCCGTGAGGTAATTCACGCCTCACACAAGCATCGTAATAGTTACAAAAGAAGTGTCAAATGTTCCAATTGTTCTGGAACCGGGAACTTTGAAACAGTCTGTGCGGGCGGGTGAACGTCAGCGCTTGTGCCCGTGGTACTCCCCTGACTCCTGGAGTATTCGTAGCGCCTCCTTGCCTCTCTGATTATTTATGCGGGCCACTTTGATTAGGCGGTTCGGCGAGAGGTTCGCCCCGTTCGGAGTGTCCTGGATGGCCTTGCGCATGCGTGCAACAGGGTCTTTTGGGTCGGGGGCCGTCCGCTGCGGAGCGGCACTTAACAGCCGGATGTACCTGCGCACCGGTTTCGTTGCTGTCCTGGCCGCAGCGTTCATGCTGTCAATGAGATCCTGTCGGATCGGGGGGACTTTGGGCCACTTCCATCCTGGCGACTTTGTGCTACATCTGACCACGCGAGGCCCCCACCCGTAGTGCCGGAGTACCTCATCGTAATTGTCCAGGAGACCCTGGAATGCTATGACCAGCTTGGTCCACCACCTTCCTTCGCCCATCATCTTGTAGGCATCAAGGCGGCCTTTCCGAAGGTCAGCGGTGGGTTGGCCGGCATCCGGGTTGACTGCCTTTTCCAGCCGGACGGCGCTGTTGATTACCTCATCGACCGCATCAGGTCGGATGCGGTACGCCCACGCCTTGCCGCGGACGGGGAGGAACTCCTGAACGTCCTGTGTCAAGTCGCGAGCCAGTTGAACGATGAGCAGCAGGCGCTCCAGTTGCCGGATGCGGTCCTGCTTGGTGGGCTCCGCTCGCGGCTGCGCGGCACCGAGGCTGTTAGGGTTGAACCTGGGGGGCGATTCCACCTTCCTGCGTGCCATGCTGGTACTACTCCCAGCGCTTCGGGGAAGAGGGCGGCGGCAGGGGCGAAGCATACCCTTTTCAGCTAGCCGGCCTAGCCGCCGCCCTTGGATCACACCCGCACGTCGTCGGCCGACGGCAACTCGTCAGCCTTCTCGATAATTGCCTCCATCTCCGACCGAATGCCCTTGACCGCCCGGCCCAGATCCTCGAAATCAACTGCCGACGGGAAGGTATCAGAAGAGGAAACCTCTTCGATACCCTTCATGCTGGATACGACACCCCGAGCGCCCCTGGCCAGGTCTTCGAGGTTCTCGGAGGAAGGGAAGTCGTTGGAGCACCAAAGATCCTTGATGCGCTCCATCGTGGCCTCGATGGTCTCCAGTTCCTTCCGTAGTTCGCGTGCTTCGTCAAGCTTCATACTCGCTACCTCTTCAGCGTCAGGGCCGGTGCTATGCGGCCCACGGGGCGGCCCTGGAAAGGCCCCGTGGCCGTGGATTGGTCGCGGTCTCAGGTCTCAGGGCGTAGACGCTGAGACTCGAGACTCGGAGACGCCACCGTACTTACGGCGGCGCGGTGTCTTCCTCGCCGTCGAATTCGCCGCTCTTCACTTCGCGCAGCCGATTGAAAAAGTCGGCGCGTGATCCGCCATCCAACTCCTTGCACCACTCCTCGTAGAGGCGCAGCTGCTCTCTTTGGTCGGCGGTCTGCTTCAGGAGGCCGCGCAGGATGCACCGCCTGCGGCGTCGCCGCTCCTCCCTGGACATGGTGTTGATTTGGCAGCGGAGGTGGTGCACCGCCTCCCGGACGCGCGACGACACCAGATTCTGCCAGCCGTGGGTCGCCATATCCGATGCCCACTGGAGGTAGTCCTTGTAGCTGTTCTCCAGGAGGCGCAGGTCCAGGGGGTAGCCGGCGGTGCGGCACTCGGCGATCAGGTACTCCGCGACCTCTTTGCACCGCGCCGGGTCGAGTAGTTTCTTGTCGTCCTTGGTGTAGCCCTGCGCAGCCAACTCGCGCATCTGCGCGGCCAGTTCGGCGTCCGTGACCTCTAGGCGTAGCACGGTAATGCGGGTGCCCAGGGCCTGCAGTTCGGGGAGGTTCGCCAACGGCTTGTTAGCCAGGAGGATGATGCCGCCCCGAAACGAAAAGTGCCGCTCCCCATCCTTGTCAGTGGTCCATGGGACCACGCGGTCTTGCCCCGGCTGGGCCCAAAGCGCTGCGCGGAGTAAGCTTTGGGCGTCGGGATCCTTTGTTAGGCGCTCCAAGTCCTCCAGCACATGGATGGCGTCAGGGGCCTTCTCCAGGGCCCGGAACAGCCCCTTGGCAGTCATGCGCGAGTTGAACAGCTTGTACGAGGCTTCCATTGCGTCGAGGTGGCGCAGCACGGTGTACGACTTGCCCAGGCCGCCCGCGCCGTAAACGTAAAGGCCCGTCAGGTAGCCGGTCGCTACGGACGTTACTCGGTCGCGCACCAGCTGCAACTTGTTCTCCAGGCTAGTGAGCGCCGCCTTGTCAGCTAAGCGTCCTTGATCCATGGCCGTCGATTCCATCCTTGGTGTTCGGTCCACGGTCTACGTTTTTTATTTCGTAGACCGTAGACAGTGGACTCCGATGCATCCCTGAGCCCAGAGACTGTCTCACTTGGTCCGCAGCTGCGTCCCACAGGCCGCCTCGGTCCGTCGGGCCAGCAGGTACACCACCAGATCCTCGCGCAGGTAGCGCCCGCGGCGCCCGACGATTTGCGAGGCGGCAATCCGCCTGCGGCGGCGCTCATCGCGCAGGACGTGCGGCTCCAGGCTCAGCAGGCGGGCTGCTTCCTCCTCACTGTACGCCAGTTTTTCGTCGAGCCGGGTGCAGTCCGCCTCCAGGAGAGCGAGCACCTGCGTCACCACCTCGGCGACCAGCGGGCGGAGCAACTCGGGGTCGAGGTCGAGGCGCACGCCTGAGGGGGAGGCGTGGCTACGCGGGCACATGGTCGGTTCCTCCACGCTGGCGAGCCTGGACCCTCATCCGGTCGCGGCGCTCGGATAGCCGGAGAAGCTTGCGCAAGAGTTTCGCCTCGGCGAACAGGTTTGTCAGCCGATCACGGATTACTTCCTGCGGCGGAATCTCTTCGAGTGGTGATGGATGCGCGCTTGCGCTCTTCTGGAGCGGCATGGGTATTCCCTCCGCGAAACGTTGCTCACGAGAGGACTATACCCGCTGGCGCCGAGATGTCACTTACGAGGGCTTGAAAGTCTTGTAATTATTGGCAAGTGCGAAAAACGAAGCCGTTTTCGCCCCGCTTCCTTCTCTTGGGCCCAACTTGGAAAGTCATCCTGACCCCCAGATCGGCCAATATGCATTTTATTCTGGTCAACGCGACGTGCAATGCTGGACGCTCGCAGCCGTGGGCCCGCATCGCCTCCTTGACCGGCGTCCGCTCTTTGCTGGCGATACAGGACAGCAAGGACAGGTATGTCTCAGACACCGTGCGCGGTTTCCCACACAGCCAAATCTTGTCGCCCTCGATTGTTCCGTTAGGCTTGACGATAGCCTTGTCCGCTCGTGGAGCGGCTTTGGTCGCTGGGGTGACTGCCGCTTTGGGTTCGACCGGAAGGTGGCCGTCCCGCTCGATGTCTCGCGGGGTTCCCCGCTGGGTGATCAGAGCCGTGGCGGAATCTGCAGGCAACTCGATGTCTGGCTGGTACCACTCCTCGGTCGAGAGGACTCTCTTATTCTCGCTCCGCGAGAACGCCATCGCCAAGGAACCGGGGTTGCGCTATGCTGAGCGCTGGCGGTGTGTGTCTCGGCT